GTGCTTGGGGTAGGAGTAGGGGGAGGGGACTTTTTGAAAATGGCGCGCGGTTTGAGATGCGAGGCATAAAATCCCAAAACCACCGTCGGCCCCCCCCGATTTTCCCCGAGTTAAGCTTTACATCCTTTACACTTTACATGGGGGCGGGGGGCCATTGGTAACTGAGTAGCGACGCGAGGTAGTTTCAGAGTATGTCGTTACCGCTGTGGATGGCGGCGCTAAGGCCAGCTAGGAGGAGATGTCGCCAACCCATTGAAATCATTATGTATCTTATTTAGTAAAGAGTAGGTAGTAGTAGTATCTTTTAGAAAAGGCGTTTGTAGGGAGCTTCCCGAAATACTTCCCACTTTAGCCGCCCCTTTACACCTTTACATTCGGCTTAGTTGGGAAGTTTTGTGGGAAGCACACTCCATCGCGCCCTCGCCAATCCTACTAGAGGTGTGCAGCGCAGCAACCCATTGATTACGCGCGGCAAATATCGTTTTTGATCTAGTAGGTAGGTTTCCTTTACATAAAAACTTCTCACAATACTTCCCATCAGACTTCCCATCAGTCCGAGTGCTGTGGTACTGGTACGACCACAACAACCCGGGAGACTGCAATGGTAGCGCCACCACGACACCACCGGATCACACCTAAAGAGCTATTTGACTGGATGCAGTGGCATGGCCTCGGCCAAGCCGACCTGGCGGAAAGCCTCGGCTATAGCCGGCGATCGGTCTACAGCTGGCTGGAGGGCGACACGCGCACGCCACGAAACCTCTATGACCTGCTCTGCACGATCTATGGCGAGCCATACGTACCAGAGTACAAGGCCGATGTCAGCGCGGGCCTCGGCGCCACAAAGCGGGTGTGGTGGAACAAATGATCACAGCATTGTGATCGGACTAGTGCGAGTACTTTACATTTTCTCGCACTAGTACCCTTTACATTTCACTAGTAGTCCTTTACATTGTGGTCACTGGGAGGACTACATGATTTCCGCAGCACTCCGAACCAAGCTTTTTATCTGCGTCGTGCGCGTCGACCGCGAGGTCAATTGCTGCCTGTCCAGCCTCGTCTCGACGCTGGCCAGTGGCGCCTTCGAGCTCGCATGCCCCGTTGCCGACCATGAAGAGGCGGCGCTGCAGGCTGGCTGGCGCAAGGCCACGGAAAAGGAAGTGGCGTTTGGCTTCGACGCCTTCCAGCACAAAGACGGCGCGCAAGCCGATGTGAGGGGCTGGATCGATCTTTGCGAAGCTAACGACATCGAACCCCACGACCGCGAAGTCTGCGAGCACTGGTCAGTCTCGACATGGTTCGCGGAGAAGCTGATCGAGCAGGGCGAAAAGGTCGACACAGATTTCGCCGGCATGAACGTGTGGGCGCGCACCACCACTGGCCAAGGCATCATGAGCGATGGCGTGATCGAGCGAATCTACGCCGCGATGGTGAAGTCATGACCTGGGACTCCCACAGCCGCTTTCTGCAGCGCCGCTACCGCTGCGAGTGGTGCGACCACCCGGTAGCACCGGATGAGATCCTCTGCGCGGAGTGCGCCCGCGCGGAGTTGGACAGACAACTAGCAAACGAGGAGGACTAGACATGATCACGTTCTACCAAGCATTCGTTGAGGTACGCGGCTGCGAGCATACGATCTACTGGACAAAGCTCGGAACACCAAAGACGACGCGCGCCGAAGCGCAAGCGGACATTACGTCGTATCACGACGCCAAGCGCGACGGAACGCACGGATACCGCAAGGGCGCCCCCGGCCGCACCCGAATCGACGAGAAAACCGTCTAGTCCCCACCCCATCAAGCCTTATGCCGGGCGCCGCAAGGCTACCCGGCTTAGGGCGTTAGAGGCAACCCAGAGGAGGCAAGACAATGTGGCTCGTATCAACGCTGCTGCAAGATTTCTGGTTCGACGACCTCATGAAGGCTTTTGCCTTTTATGAGGCCTCGCCGAAGTCGCGCACATATCCGCGGCTGGATGCGAAATGAGCATCGACCCCAAAGTCTTCAAGCAGGTCAGGAAAGCCCTAGGCCTCTCGCAGCAAGAGCTGGCCGACGCGATCGGCCTCTCCCGCGTGACCATCAACAAGATGGAGCGGGGCAAGCTCAAGCAGGGCATCCCCGACGAGATCGCGAACAGGCTCCTTGCGCTCAAGCCGCGGGGGCCGGCCGGGCGAACGCTTCAGCTGAATGTAAAGGCGCTACCCGCGCCTATGCAGGACGACAAGCACTTATGGGACAACGAGGAGGACGAGTCATGAAAGTTGTTATACTCTCGAATTTGCGCTGGCAAGCCCAGTGCCCGTCATGGTACAGACTGCTCCATGACGGACCACCAGTGGACCTCCTCTATAATGGGGACCACTGGTACCTGACCAGTGGCGAGCTGGAGGTAGTGGTGCCGGATCGGGACACTGGCGCGATGATGCTGGCCAGGCAGTTGAACAGGCAAGGGGCGGGGAGTGGGGCATGAAGCGCTTTTATACAAACATGCCGCTCAGCGAGCTTATCGACTGGCTGCGCTACAGCGCCATCGCTGGCGGGATGCCACAGCAGTTTATTGATCGCGTCGACGAACTGGCCGACATGGCGGATCAGGCGGCGCAGGTCGAGGAGCTCGCAGACGAGCTGACGGATGCCAAGGAAGACCGCGACGACCTGTTGGAGGAACTCCGAGACCTGGTCAAGGCGGTACAAGCCCACAGCGATATCGACCCCTCCAGCATGTCGGAGAACCTGCGGGCCGGGCTGGAATGGGCCAACAAGGCTCTGGAGCGACATGAATCCCGACGACCCCGATGAGTGGCGCGACGAGGCAGAGGACGAGGAGACAACAGACAATGAACGGGATGACCACGAGGGCGTGCCTGTTGTTGACACTACTGGCGACGCCGGCGACGCGATGATGCTGGCCAGGCAGTTGAACAGGCAAGGGGCGGGGAGTGGGGCATGATGCACTTTGATGATCTGGCGCCGAACTTCTCGCCCGCGAGGTATGCCAAGGGCAAAGTAGTGGTCCAGTGCCCCTCGAAAGACGGCTACAAGACGCGCGCTGCACGGCTTGCCGCTGCTTTACCTGGCTACTGGTCCAACCGTTCCAAGGGCTACATTATGTCGCCGACCGCGGCGGCGAAGCTGAAGGCGCTCTATGCGGCCGGGAAAGACGCGAAGCTCGGTGACAAGCGGGGCCGGCTTGATTGGGTACTGGAGTAGATGGACCCTGACGACCCCGACAACTGGCGCGACGAGGCAGAGGACAAGGAGACCACTGACAATGAACGCGACGACGCCGAAGACGTGCCAGTGGTCGACTAGTGCGTCAAAAGCTGTGACATCGACAGACCCCGCCGAACAGAACCTCCAATTTCAGTTGAATGAAGCCTATCGGATGCTCAGGGACAGCGCGACAGAACTGCGCGAGCTTTGGGATATCCTAAATGGCATTCTCCCGCGATGCCGAGACTGCGCTGATCACTGCGGTAATTGCCCATTAGACGACAAGCCGTGCAATCCGCACATACGGGCGGTCCAAGAGGCGAAGAGGCTTAAGGCGCTCGACGTTGTTTCCTCTTATGACTCAGTCGGTGGCGCGTAATGGCCATCTCCGATCTCGCGACCATTTTTTTCGTGCTGGTCGACCTTATCGCAGGCGTTCCGCTGTTCGTTTTTGGCTTGGGGCTGCTTGCCCTCGCGGCCTACGCGGGGCTGCGATGAACCTCCTGGTGCTCGACTTCGAAACTTTTTTCTCCGATGACTACACATTGAAGAAGATGACCACGGAGGCATACATCCGTGACCCCCGGTTCGAGACGCTAGGCGTTGGGCTGATCAGCCTAGATCCAACCTTTCCCGTTGGGCGGTATGTAGGTCGCGACAACTGCGAGCAGATTGAAGAGTTTGGCGACAAGCCGCTCTGGATACCTGGACCACAGGTAAAGGAGTTCCTGCAAGGTTTACCGTGGCACAACACCGCAGTTCTCGCGCACCACGCGCAGTTCGACGGACTGATTCTCTCCCACCACTACGGGATCAAGCCGAGGTTCTGGTACGACACGCTGTCCATGGCCCGCCTTGTGCTTGGCGTTCACCTGTCTGTCGGTCTCGACAATCTGGCGAAGCACTTCGGACTTGAGGGCAAAACGGTCCCCTACAACGAATTTCGTGGAAAGCGTTTTTCTGATCTCGACCGGGGCCTGCTTGGGCGTCTTGGCGCTGGTTGCCTTCATGATTGTGCGCTGACGCTCGACATTTTTCGCCGGCTGTCCGAGCGCTTCCCGCAAGACGAATACCATGTCATTGACACCACGATCAGGATGTTCAGCGAGCCCGTGCTGGAGGCGGACATCGAGCAGCTGGGCGAGATCTGGAGCGAGGAGGAGCTGCGCCGGCGCGATCTCCTGGCCGAACTGGGCGCCAGTGCCAAGGACATCGGTTCCAACGAGACCTTCATCGCCATGCTCGAAGCCGAGGGGGTGGAGGTCGAGTACAAGGCCGGGAAAAACGGTCCGATCCCTGCATTCGCGGCCAAGGACGAGTTCATGGAGGAGCTAAAAGAACATGTTGACCCTCGAATACAAGCCCTTGCTGCAGCCCGGCTGGGGATCAAAAGCACTACCGACCAAGCGGGCGCTGAACGTGTTGGCGGGATGGCTTCGCGGGGCCGATGCCCCGTGTATCTCCGGTATTGTGGTGCGCATACAACCCGATGGTCGGGTGGAGGTGGTTTTAACTGGCAGAACCTCCGACGAGGTGGCAAGCTTCGCAAAGCTATTAAGTCTCCACCGGGGGCGGCCCTAGTCGTCGTCGACTCCTCGCAGATCGAGTGCCGCATCCTCAACGAGTTCGCAGGACAGGACGATGTCATTGAACGATTCCGAACGGGCGCCGACCCCTACATCGGCATTGCCAGCCAGGCCTATGGTCGAGCGATTACTAAGGAAGACAAGGCAGAACGTGGTACGGGTAAACAGCTGGAGCTCAGTTGTGGATACGGCGCTGGAGACGCTACGATCCAGAAGACCGCGCGCCTCGGAACTTACGGGCCGCCCGTTCAGATTGACATTGAGACAGCAGGACGATGGAAGCACATCTATCGTGACACTCACCCTCGTGTCGTCCAACTCTGGAAAGAAGCAGAACTAGCGCTCGCGCGCATGCTGAACTTCGTCTCGTTCGACTGGGGGCCGCTCCAGGTCCGCTGTGACGAGGCGACCGGCAGGCGCCGGATCAGTCTGCCCGGCTGCGCGGAGCTGATCTACGACAGCCTTGAGTGGCACAATCCGACGTCGGAAGATCCCGCATGGCTGGAGCCGGGCTGGCGTGTAAAGACCCGCCGCGGGTTCCCCACCAAGATGTATGGTGCAAAACTTGTGGAGAACCTCGTGCAGTACATGGCGCGCATGGTGGTGAGCCAGGCCGCGAACCGGATTGTAAAGGTGGGGATAAAGATCGCCACCACTACTCATGACGAACTTGTCGGAGTTGTACCACTTGACATGGGACAACAAGCATACGATATTATGAGTACTGAGATGTGTCGTCCACCACTGTGGATGCCGAACCTGCCACTGGCCGCCGAGGGGGGAGTGAGTACTCGCTATGAAAAGTAGTGTCCACGTCGTCATGGGCAACGACTTCCCCGCGGCTGTTTTTTCGACGGCGAAGCTCGCCGACGACTACGTCAAGGCGCTTCAGGCCGAAGAACCGTCGCGCAAGCCCTACATGTCGCCGCGCGTTTATTGGCGCGTCTATGAGTTTGAGGTGGACAAGTGAAGCTCCCCGTCGCCTCCCACACCATGCTGCAGGCGTTCGATAACTGCCCCCACAAGGGGTTTCGCCAATACATCGCCAGGGATCTGCCGAAGTTCGAGCCCGACGAAAAGCAGAAGCTGGGGAACGAGCTCCACAAGGCGATGCAGAAGCACCTGCAGACGGGCAAAGTGCTGCCGGATCAATTCCGGGAGTACGGTTCGCTGGCGCTGCCGATGTTCCAGTACAAGCCCTCGGTCGAGATGCCGCTGTCTATCAACCGCCGGGGGGAGCTGTGCGGCTTCTACGACGACAATGTCTTCGTGCGCGGCTACGCCGACGTGGTCGTGGTCAAGGAGCCGGCGATCGTCATTTTCGACTGGAAAACCGGCAAGAAGCGTGAGGATCCCGGCGAGCTGCTGCTGCACGCCCTGATGCTGCAGGCCTCCTACCCGAAGATCAACGTCCTCGTCGGGCATTACATCTGGCTGCAGGACAAGTCTGTCGGCAAGGCACACAACCTGAGCGACACGCACGTCACCTGGTCGAAGCTAAACGAGCAGATGGACGAGATCAAGTTCATGGCCGACCAGGGCAACTTTCCGAAGACGCCAAACCCGCTCTGTGCGTGGTGCAGCGTTTTCGATTGTGAACACAACAGAACCAAGCAGCGTTTAGCGAAAGAGGCATCGAATGCAGCCTAACGGTAAGCGCCATCTCCTGATCTTTTTCAAGACCGGGGGTGTGGTCAAGATCGAAGACCTGCCCGACGGGTTCGACTTCGGCGGCATGTGCATGTCCGTGCGCGCCGCGGGCTTCTTCCAGAACGGCCTGCTGTATTTCTCACACGAGGTCATCAACGGCATGGCCTACGTGCAGTCGGAGGCCGACATCAATTTCACCCTCAACGACGGCCAGAGGACGACGCTGCAATGAAGCGCAACTACATCCGAAATGACTTCGACTCGATTGTCGGACATCTGATCGAGGAGTGCGGAGAAGTCTTGGTCGTAGCCGGCAAGCTCCTGCGATGGGGGCCCGATAGCTACAACCCGGAAGTACCAAAGGACCGGCGCGAAACAAATCTCGCTTGGTTGCAGCGTGAAATTCTAGACCTTGAGTCCGTTATAGCCCGCGCCAAAGAGCACATTTTCGAGGACGAGCATAAATGAAGTGGTTTCTCATCTTCCAGGTGCTCGCCCACTGGCCGGCATCGCCGCAACAGCTGCAGGTCCAGGGGCCGTTCGACACCAAGGAGCTATGCGACCAGGTCAAGGACCAGTTCGACTCGTTCTCGATCAAGTCGAAGTGCATCGTCGTGCAGCAGGGGCCGTCGAAATGACTCCCGAGGGCGTGCTCAAAAAGCAAGTGAAGGCCTACCTCGACGAACACGGCGCCTATTATTTCATGCCCGTGCAGATGGGCTTTGGCGCGGCCACGGTCGACTTCCTGTGCTGCGTCAAGGGGCGCTTCGTGGCGATCGAGACCAAGATCTGGCCGCGGCGCGCGACGCCTCGCCAGCTCGCCTGCCTCAAGAGTGTACGCGACGCCGGCGGGATTGGCTTCGTCGCTTACGAGGTCGAGGCCATGCAGTCCAACCTGAAGGTCCTGTTTCTGTGATCAGGCACAACGGCATCGTGATCGACTGCAGGGAGCCAAGCATCACGCATCGGGGCGTGACGTGGCGCGCGCATCGGTCTCGCGGTGATTCGTATACCTTCCGCTCCTTGGCGATGTTGATCCTGGGAGACGGGGTCAGCGTGGAGCAGCTGTTTTTCCACATCTATGGCCCTCGAGAAGATGGAGGGCCATTGGACGGCCCACGCATCTTCTACGTGTTATTTCATAAATGGGCGTCGATTTTCGCGCAGCTGGATCTGGAGATGCGCAAGCTGAAGATCGCGGGCGTCACCTTCTATTGCCTCGTCCCCAAGCAGCAGTTCGAGCAAGCGAATGTGGCATGACCAGGCGCGCAAGCTTGTGATCTACGACACGCCCGCGGCGGACAACGTCGCGCGCATGATCCCGACCGCAACGCGCCTCTCCAATGGTTACATCGCGATCCCGACCTCCACCTACAATCTGCAGATGCTGCGCTATCTCGGCATGCCCACGTTGCCGTCCCTGGAGGTGAACGGCTATGATTACCCCGGCAAGTACACTCCCTTCGAGGCTCAGCGAATCACTGCAAATTTTCTTGTGGTCAACCCTCGCTCTTTTGTTCTTTCCGATATGGGCACTGGGAAAACTCTATCAGCGCTGTGGGCCGCTGATCACGTCATGTCTTCTAATCCTGGCCTGCACTGCCTGGTGGTCGCTCCACTCTCCACCCTCCGTCGTGTCTGGTCCGACGCAATTTTTGCAAACTTACTCGGGCGTCGAAACTGTGCCGTCCTTCACGGCCCTGCCGCTAAACGTCGGGAGCTTCTCGCTAAGCCTGCCGACTTCTACATCATCAATCCCGAAGGTCTTGAGGTGCTCAAGAACGACTTGTCAGTGGACAAGCGACCTGACATCCGCATGGTTATTGTCGACGAGGCGAGCATGTACAAGGACCGTACCACTACACGCCATGCGCTTGCGCGCAAGCTGCTGGCGCCGCGCGATTACCTCTGGATGATGACGGGGACGCCGACGCCGAACGCGCCTACGGACGCCTACGGATTGGCGAAACTCATCAACAACTGTCACGGCGAATCATATGCGTCGTTCCAGAACCGCACCATGATGCGGTTCAACCAGTTCGTCTGGAAGCCGAGGAGTGGAGCACATGCTGAAGTTCATCGTCTGCTGCAGCCTTCTGTTCGTTTTGCCATTAGCGACTGTATTGATCTCCCACCATGCACGACTCAGGCTCGCGAGGTCGAGCTCTCTCCAGCGCAGGCAAAGGCCTACAAGGAGCTGAAGCGCGACTACGTCCTGCAAACACGAACCGGGCAGATCACCGCGCAGAACGAGGCCGTGCTGCGCATGAAGCTGATCCAGATCTCCTGCGGCGCCGTGTACGGGGAACAGCGGGCGATCACTCGACTGGACGCAGCACCGCGCATCAAGGCGCTGAGAGAGGCGATGGAGCAGTGCTCCGAGAAGATTATTATCTTCGCACCGTTGACAAGTGTCATAACTATGTTAAGTGAGGAGTTGTCGGACTACTCCTGTGGTGTGGTTAGAGGTAGTAGTGATGGTGGTCCGAGTGACAAGGAGAGGAACCAGACCCTCTCCGACTTCATGAGCAAGGAGAAGCCCCGTGTACTGATCGCACACCCGCGAACCATGGCGCATGGCCTGACCCTGACACAGGCCAGCACCGTGATCTGGTTCGGGCCGATCGACTCCACTGAGTTGTACCTGCAAGCCAACAAGCGGATCGACCGGCCCGGCCAGGTTCATGCGACCACGATCGTACAGCTGACTTCGACGAGCGTTGAGACCGAGATTTATCGCAGGCTGGAACAAAATGAAACTTTGCAGGGCGCTCTACTAGCGCTTGCGAAGGGTGGTTGGGACTGAACAGGGAGGAGAAAATGAACGCACAACCCACACACGCTGACTGCATCGGGCAGTACCTCAAGCTCCGCAACTTCATCGCCGCGCGCCAGGAGGCGTTCGACAAGGAAATGCAGCCCTACCAGGACGCCATGAAGGCGCTGGAGGACTGGGGCGGGGGCGTGCTCAATCAATTAGCCGGGGACGACGACGCGAAGGCGTCGCTCGCCACCCCGCAGGGCACCATGTACCGGAAGAAGACACTTTCCGTGAAGGTCGCCGACCGCGAGGACTGGATGGACTTCATTTTCGACGGCAGGCGGGAGGGGTTCCTCACCAGTGCTGTTTCCAAGGAGGCAGTGGTGGAGTACATGGACCAGTACAAGTCCGTGCCTCCCGGCATCGAGACTGCATGGATTCGCAAGACCCTGTTCAATTCACCGAAGAAGTAAGGACCACCAATGACTCAGCTTCCTGCCTTCCTGCTCAACCGTCCGAGCCGTGCCACGACCGAGGATCTGGTCTCCGGCATTGCTTCGAGCGTACCGGCGCACCTCTCGATCACCGACAACCGATTCACCCTGGTGGACGCCTCGGGCAACGAGAAGCCCGTGCAGACCTTCCACCTCGACATCTGCGTGATCGGCTCGAACAACAATGTCTCCAGGGTGTTTTACGACCCCTCGAAGAAGTACACGAAGGGCGACAACTCCCCGCCGCTGTGCCACTCCGACAATGGCGTCGGCCCCTCCAGGCGGTCCTCCACGCCGCAGGCGCCGACCTGCGCGGTGTGCCCGCATGCCGAGTGGGGTTCGGCTACCTCACAGCTGACCGGCCGCGGCATCCCTGCCTGCCAGTCGGGCAAGAAGGTCGCGTTCATCGTGCCGGGCGATGCCGATGACATCGTTTACATGCTCAAGGTTCCGCCGGCTTCGCTGAAGAACCTGGAGAAGTACGTGAAGACGCTGGCCGCGAACGCCATCGGCGGACGACCGGCCGAGCCGCCGGATGTCATCACCCGCCTGGAGTTCGAGAGCCAGGGCGTGCTGAAGTTCTCGCCTGTCAGCCTGGTGGACGAGGATACCTTCAGCCGCTCGGAGCAGGTCTACGCCACGGATGCCATCGCGCAGGTCACAGGGCGCGACGATGTCGCGATCGACCCGTCACGCCAGCTGGCCGCGCCCGTGCAGACCGGTGGAGCTCTGGCGGGCCCGCAGCCGACGCGCATGGCGCCGCCTCCGCAGCAGAACCTTGGGGCCTACCAGACCAAGGAACACAACCCGCAGGTCGCGAGCTCGCCGAGATTCCTGCAGCCAGCGCAGGCCGCGCAGCAGGTCCTGCAGGAGAGCCCGAAGCCGCCCAAGGCCACGCGAGGTAAGCCCAAAGCAGCTGAAGCGCCTGCGCCCACCGCAGAAGACGGCATGGCCATCCCTGGCTTCCTTCGTCGGACGCAGGAGGCCGCGCCTGCAACCCAGCCGGCGCCCAGCTTCGGCATGGTCAGCAATGCGCCGGCGCCGAGCAAAGATGTAAACGATGCTCTTGCCAAGGCGTTCGCGCTGCCTACCAGCGCGTAAGCGCGATCGGGGATCTGAGATGTCATTTGTCAGGCGACTGCTTGCACTGCAGCGACAGGGAAACCTGTCGACTGCAGACCTCCAGCACTGGTTCGATCGCCCCTACTCGACAGTCCGCTCGTGGGTTGTGGACAAGAGGGACCCCCGCTACGCTGGTCGAGATGCAGAGCACTCATTGAGACTACTGCAGCACTGCATCAAGGACTTCGAAGACCTCCGGGGGGTCTCCTCACATGAACGGCCAGCACGAATCCGCGCCCTCCGACAGGTTGCAGGCAGCGGTCGAGTTCCTAAAGCGAGTACTGCCGCGCGAAGGGTTTAGGATTGCCTATGTCGTCAACGGTGCAAAGAAGTTCAACACCTTCTTCGCCACCGATGAGGAGCTTGCGTATTTCCTTCTACAAAACGACGCCGCCGGAAGGACCGTCTACCATGCCTGCTCGACATTTCGGGTTAACGCCCACGACCCCAGAGGGGCACCAAGAGCCCAGCGCCATCTGGGAAGGACCCACTACAACGTATGCCACGCCCAGGCGCTTTGGGCAGATGTCGACTGCGGAGAAGGCAAGCCTTATCCGACACAGCTGGCTGGGGCCGAGCATGTTGCAGCATTCGTCCGAGTGTGTGGTCTCCCAGCGCCAATATATGTTGGCTCGGGTAACGGTCTGCATCTCTATTGGCCGCTGGGCGAGCCACTGGGTCCTGAGACGTGGCGAAGATATGCGACCGGGCTCGCTAAACTTTTTGATCACCACGGGCTTCACGTCGACACTACTCGCACTGCGGATTTATCGTCGGTACTCCGAACGCCTGGCACCCACCACCGCAAGAACGGACTGAGGGAAGTTGTCGCTGGTCCGCTGGTCGGACCCTATCCACTCCAACTCTTCGAGAGGCTACTCGGTGGACAAGTACACAGCCTGCACGTACTGCCGAGCACCGATGGGCCATCACCGCTGGTGCAACCTCTACACCCTGCAAGAAACACCATCGGAGCCGACCTCCTCGGCGGACTCTATGACGACCGACCCGCAAGCGCAGAAGCAGTTGCACGCAGCTGCCGACAGATTGATCGCCTACGGGAAGACCCAGCTGGAGTTAGCGAGCCTCTCTGGCATGCAGCCCTCGGAGTTCTTGCCCATTGCGCAGACGGCGTGGCTGTCGCGCATTCATGGTCTGCTAGAGACTACCACGCAGCTGTTGACGAAAAGCTTGAGCGGCTCGCAGGCTTCGGACCTACCACCTGCGCCAAGTTCGCAAGCCTCGACCGAGCCGGATGTGTCGGATGCCGTCACTCAGGACGGATCACCTCTCCCATCCAGCTCGGGAGAGACAGCGCTAGTGCGCGCACTGATGACACGCATGACCGAGCAGCAGGAGCAGATCCATTCGCTGCGGAAAAAGCTCAACACGCTAATTTTCTACTATCAGTACAGCACGGGGCAGTACAGCTCCCAACCCCGCCCGCCGACTTCGTCTACGATGCCCAAGGTCGACTTCACCATGGAACCGGCGCCAAAAATGGCGGGATCAGCTACGAGCTCGTCTCCGAGTACCCGATCTACCTCAAAGCGATCCAGACCGCCGAAATCGACGAAGGCCGCTACGGTCTCGTCTTCCGCGAAAAGAAAGCCCGCTCGGAATGGCGCGACATCGTCGTCACCGCGCGGCAAGCGGTTGGCCGTGACGCGACGACGGAGCTCGCCGAAAGGGGCGTGACCATCCACGACGGCGAGCTCTGGCGCAAATACGTGCGCGGCGCCGTCGACCTTTGGCACCGGGAGAATGATGTGGAGAAGCGCTATGACCAGTTCGGGTGGAAAGACGGCGAGACATCCTTCCTCGTCGGCAAGCGGCTCTACACCCCCACGTCAGTCTTGCCCGCCACGGGGTCGCCAACCCTCGAACACCGCGCCCAATATCTTTCCGTTCAAAGCAAAAAAGGCGCATCTCTCGAACGATGGCAGAAGGCTGCTAACAAGCTCTTTGCTGCAGGTCTTGAGCATCAATCCCTCGCAGTACTATGCGGCTTTGCGGCTCCTCTCATGCGATTCCACGCGGAGGGAGAAGGCGGTGCTATCGTTTCTTTTGTTTCAGATCGCACGGCATCGGGAAAAACTACGGCGCTCGAAGCAGCAGCTTCAATCTGGGGGCAGCACAAGGGCCTAAAACTTGACGAGACCGACACGCGCGTTGCCAAGGGGCTGAAGCTAGGAGTGCTCGGAAACCTCCCCTGTACGTTCGACGAGCTGCACCAGCGCGATCCTGAACTCATTCGCGAGTTCGTCCTCACCTTCACCAACGGCACCGACAAGGACCGGGGCACCGCGGAAGGCGGACTGAAGATCAACAAATCGGAATGGCAGACCATCCTGCTCACGGCCTCGAACACCTCGCTCGTCGACATCCTCTCAAACATGAACACCTCGGATGCGCCGGCCGCGCGCATCCTTGAGTTCACCACGGAGCTGCCGCCGCACGTCCAGAAGGAAGACTTCGAGGAGATCCGCCGCGAGCTGAACTTCAACCACGGCTTCGCAGGCGATGCCTACATCAAGAAGCTGGTGCAGCCCGAGATCGTGGAGTGGATACGCTCCAACATCCCGCTGTGGTCGTCCGAGATCCGCAAGGCGGCAAATCTGGAGGAGAAGCATCGGTTCTGGGTGCGGCTCCTGGTGTCGATCATCGCGGCCGGCAAGATCGTGGAGGGGATGGGGCTCATCGAGTTCTCGATGGACCGCATCATCAAATGGCTGATCGACTATGTGTCCGAAGGCGCGGGCTCGATCCGCGGGGCCGCTCCGAGCGATGCATCTTCCGCGCTGGCCGCGGCGCTGTCGGAGTTCTACCTCGACACGCTGATCGTCAATTGCGAGTTCAAGCATGGCCAGCGCTCGGCCATCTTGCGCGCTCCGTCGCGCCAGCTGCTGGTGCGCTACGAGGTCGAGAACAAGCGACTGTTCCTGTCCGAGGGGGCGCTGAAGCGCTGGCTGGTGAAGTCAGGTGTCAACACCCGCAACTTCTTCGACACGCTGAAGAAGCAGGGCGTCGTGCTCGGCGAGGTTCGCAAGGTCACGCTCGGCGCCGGCACGGATCTGGCTTCCGGCCAGACGCCAAGCATCACCATCAACATGGCCAACCCGCTGGTGTCGGGTGTCGTCGCTTCGCTGGAGGAGGCGCTGCCCGATCCACCGAACAAAAGCCGCGCAGAGCGGATCAAGGAGATGCAGCGCTGACCGCCTACTACAACGAGATCGATCCCTACGCGGCGCAGTGGCTTCGCAATCTCATTCAGGAAGGGCTTATCGCAGATGGCGATGTTGACACCCGGTCAATTGCCGACGTTAGACCTGCCGATCTGGACGGCTACACGCAGTGCCACTTCTTCGCTGGTCTCGGCGGGTGGAGTGGAGCCCTACGTCTCGCGGGTTGGCCGGATCATCGAGCAGTTTGGACGGGAAGCTGTCCTTGCCAGCCTTTCTCCCTCGCAGGCAAGCAAGGCGGGTTTGCTGACGAGCGGCACCTCTGGCCGTACTGGCAATATCTCATCGAGCAGCGCCGCCCTGCAAAGGTCTATGGAGAGCAGGTTGCGAGCGCTGCTGAATGGCTCCGACTTGTGCGAGGTGACCTGGAAGCCATGGGCTACGCCGTGGGGGCAATCCCTGTCGAGGCCGCGAGCGCGGGTGCGGACCATCTAAGCTGCGCGCCCTCGGCAATGCCATCGACCTCCGGCCGGCGGCGGCGTTCATCCGCGCAACCATGTGAGAAGGAGATGCAGAGATGACTTGGGTCTTGCTTATTACCGCTATCGTCAACGGCCAGGTGATCTACCCGGACAAGGTCAAGTTCGCGACCAAGGAAGCCTGCCTGCAGGTGCTCCATCAGGTCGAGCAGCATCCGACGTTCAAGGCGTACAGCGGCAAGGCGTCTTGCGAAAAGGCTTCGTGAACATGAATCTCCATGGGCGCGTCCCGTTTCGGCGAGTGGTGGCTGGCGTAGTTGTTGCCGCGGCGCTGCTGGCGCTCGCCTGGGGCGCGTACTCTTCGGTGGTGCCATGACACACTCCGACCCCCTAGCATACCCTCCGCGCGGCATGTCGCGCGACGAGGCCGCGCGCTATGTCGGTGTGGGTGTCACCAAGTTCGACGAGATGGTTGCGGACGGCCGCATGCCCCGCCCCAAGCGGGTCGACGGCCGGGTGATCTGGGACCGCTTGCGGGTCGAGGCGGCATTCACCGATTTGCCAGACGACAGGCGGATCAACCCGCTGGACCGCATGCTGGAGGCGGGGTAGCGTCTCACATCTGGAGGACCATCATGATACAGTCTGCACTAATTTGGCTCGGGCTTCTCACCAGTTCCTGTATTAGTCCATCCGATGTCGGGCCAGGCGCCAATTGGAGCACCATCAAACCAAGCGCCCTTCCAGTCGGAAGCGTTCTTACAGTAGATAAAGGATGCGAATCCGGTTGGCGCTGGATGATACCTAAGCGCTCATGACCGACGATTACCCCGGCGCCGGATCGTACCTTGACCGCCACGACAAACGCCGCTGGCGGTTTCGACGCGGCAAGAAAACCATCCAGCTCCCGCACGCCCCCGGCCACCCCGAGTTCGAGGCCGCGTACATGGCGGCTGTGGAGGGCAGGGAGCACAAACCCGCCACTGTCCACCGGTTGCCGACCGCGGCATCGCCGCGATCCCTGAAGGCCTGCTGGCGTCTCCTGAAGACCGAAGACCCGGAGTGGCAGGCGCTCGGCCCTGACATCAAGACCGCGCAGACACGAATCATCGAACGGTTCCTGACCACGCCTGTGGTCGAGGGTGAGGCGCTTGCTTTCGGAGAGGTCGACATCGCCGATCTCAAACGCCGGCACATCAAGGCGCTGCTCGCACGCAGGTCGGACACGCCGCATGCCGCGGCGCACCTGCTGCGGGTGATTCGCAAGCTGGTCGGCACAGCCCTCGACCAGGAGTGGCTGGAGAACGATCCGACGTACCGCATCAAGTACAGCCCTGAATACAAGGGCTGGAAGGCATGGCCCGACGAGATGCTGGACAGATACGAGGCCCACTGGCCGATCGATTCAATGGCGCGGCTGGTCTATGCGCTCGCGCTTTACTTCGGCCATCGCCGCTCTGATGTCACCAAGGTGCGGCCCAGGGATCTGAAGGTTGCGTCCAGCAGCATGGTGCAGCAGAAAACATTAAAGTCCCTGACCTTGCCGATCCACCCGAACCTGCGCGAGGTGCTCGACGCGGTCGAGGGTCTCGACAAGCGCGAGTTCGTGGTCCTGACGCAATGGGGCAAGCCATTTTCCCCCGCGGCGCTGGGTATGCGCATGCAGAGGTGGGCGCGGGCAGCGGGTATCCCGCCCGGATACACGCTGCACGGCCTGCGCAAGACGCTCGGCAAAGCCTTGGCAGAGCACGGCGCGACGACCCGGCAGCTGATGGACATGCTCGGGCACGACAGCATCGCGCACGCGGAGCTCTACAGCCGCGAAGCGGAGCAAGAGCTCATGGCCGCCATGGGCATGGAGAAGCTGCTCAATTGGAGGCGGCGAACCTAGTGGCTAACCCTTCTGGCGAACCTGCAAATAACCCTTTGTAATACCTAGATTGCTGGATTCCTTGACCGAGCGCCCACTTTGAGCAAAATCAACCCCTTGGCAGATCGGTTCGCCAGTCCTGTTTCTCGTGTGTTCCCGCAAGCTTAGGCTAACCTCTATGACGGATTCGCCACCAGATCGAGCACCGGGAGCTTCCGCTCCTCGCGCGCCAGGATCTCCAGCAGGCGCGGCATCATGTCCGTCTGACGCTTGCGCAGCCGAGTATCGTCGACTTTTGTCTGAGTCGTCAGCACAACAGAAATGCCTGCTAACTTGGTTGAGTTCAGCTTCGGATCGTCTTGATCCCACGGCATTTCGAGCAGTTCTTCGAGCTCGCGCAGAGATACATCGACAAGCCGGTCAAGCTTGCCGGCGTCTAAAACGTCATCCCTGACGCGAAGCCCATCTTCTGTAAGAGCGGCAACTGCTTGCTCAACCGGTCCCCGATGTCTGTCCGGTACATCGGGGAGTTGGGCACGACCAAGCGCTTCAAGCGGCGATAGACGGTCTCCTTCGCCTGGGCGATGGTGTCCGCCACCGCCGTCATCACCAGCACGTAGTCCCCCGCCGTGCAGGGCATCGGCATGTTGAGGATCTTTCCGTCCACGTCGTTGGCCGCGACCTCCAGCATCATCTCGCAGGGGTGGAGGTGCTGCCACATCCCCGGCTTGATCCCGTAGATCGGAATCCCCGTCACTTCCTTCCTCGTGATGTGCGAGTAGGGATAGTCGGGTATGCTCAGCACGACGCCGATCGCTAGGCGGTCGAGTGAGAAATTCCGGGAATCGCGGCCCTGCGCCAGATCCATCAGCCATTCGACCGTATCGCCTTCGTTGAGCGCCTGCTGGATGTTGAACGTCGGCCAGCCCGGTCGCATCGTGAACTCAAGGGGCCAGATGTTGCCCTTCTCGTCGATGATCGTGTTTACATCAATATAGCCGGTGTAGCCGATCCGTTCCAGATCCTCCTGCAAGGGGGTCAGCAGGCGCCGGGCGAGCTTTGACACCCGGACGAAGCGCAGCACTGTGCCCTGCTCACCCGTGGCCACGCCAAGGTCGCTGTTCATCAGCTTCTTGAACTCGAAGTTCTCGCACCAGCCTTCGTTGAAGCCGCCGGGGCCCCAAAAGCCGCCGACGGCCATCTCGATGCCGGCCTTGAAGTCCTGCAAGATGAAGTCGCCCTTCAGCTTGCCGAACTTCTTCCATCGCTCCAGCATGTAGACCATGTCGGCGGGGGTCTTGGAGACGTAGGAGAGGGCCTTATCAGCATCACCCGAAGGCTTTGAGACGAATCGGCGGTCTTCCTTCTTGACGAAGGCGATGGCCGAATCATAGTCGCTGAAGGTCCGGTAGGGCGGCACTGTGATGCCGACCTTTCGCATGACCTGCTGGCCGATCTCGCGGTCAAGCTCCCAGTCCGCGGCCTCCTTGGAGGGACCGACCACGAGCCCGCCGGCGGCGCGGTAAGCGTCCACGTCTTGCAGCCAGCGGGTGTTGTCGGCGAGCACGACGAGCTCGGCCCATTTCAGGTGGCGTTGGATGTCGACGCCGTCCACGACCTTGATGATGCCCTTGCCGATGTTGGCGGTCTTGGGCGTGTCGCGGATGACCATCATCACGTCATGGCCGTCGCGGTGCGCCCGCATGGCGATGTCTAGCGAGGCGCCCTGCGGGTCTACGAGGAGGAGGCGCACTTCAGGCACATCTGTTTGGAGTTGGGAACCTCGGCAATGCTCCACCCCGCGTCGCGCAGGTGCTTGAGAAATTCGACCTGCGTCGGCATCTGCGGACGGGGAAGATCGTTTTTCACCGTGCGGCCACAGCGCGAGCAGGTCAGCTGCATGGCGATGACTTCATCCTCCATCTTTCTTCTCCTTCGACACCGGCACGTTGGAGATGCGGTTCAAGGCTGTTTCCGCTGCCCTGAGAGCAGCCTCCTGCGAATCGAAATGCTGCGCCCAGCCCGCAGCCACTTCCGCGCCGCGTTCCCGCAGCTTCTGCTTGCGCGCGTTCAGGCTCTCAAACTGCCTATTGAGGTCGGCTACGGTCTCGTTGACGTCTTCCGCAAAACTATCGAGATGCCCCATGGGCCGAGTCTCCTTCATGGCGAGGTCGCGCACGTTTTTAGGGATCATTCGACAGGCCCGCCGTAGCGCTGCTGGTCACGCGCGTCGTGCTTCTGCTTGATCTGCCAAGCCCTGCTGCCCATCCGCTCGCGCATGTCGGCCAGCCCCTCCGGGTCCTGCACCGAGCGGCGCGCGGGGGCTAGCCCGAGGATGGACTCGAAGCGGCTGATGTTCGAGCCTTCCTTCTGCCCGCGAATCAAATTCTTGATCGAGATCGGCACGAACGACTTCGCGGCATAATCAAGATACTGCTGCATGATGTCGGCCATGTCGCCGTTCGGGTCGCGGATCGGGTCGCCGCGCCAGTCTTTGCCAGTGAACAGGTCGGCGCCGCGGGCCAGCATGCCCGAGGACTTGTTCTTGATCTCCTGCGTCCAGTCGTCGTACCAGCCGAGGATGTCCTTCTGGTAGCCGGGCAGGGCGACGCGCTCTGGCACGCCGCTATCGGGGTCTTCGCCGCCGGTACGACCGGCGACGAGGTCGCGCACGTCTTTCGGCGTTTCACCGGTCTTGAGGTACTGATAGGTAGCGTTCAGCATCGCCACGGTGATGGGCAGCGCCACCACGTAGGCCGCTCGCTCGGACAACTCGTTGCCGCTCAGGAGCGACTGCGACAGGTCGAGCACGCCGCCGCCGATCTCGCGCACTGTACCGACGTTCCAAGAGTACGAGCGCATGGCTAGTTGAGAAGACTGCTGCAGCATCTTGTTCCAGAACAGGTTGTCCTGCACCATCTCGCCGAAGCGGTTGTCGATCGAGTCCCATATCTTGCGCGCTGCGGCGAGTTCTTCCTCTTGTGTGGCACCGGGGTGCGACTTCAACCATGACGACATGGTGTCGTAGAAGGCACCGTTCTTGACCCGCGGGATGTACTTCTCGAACAGCGGCGCGGCGATGGTCGACATGGTCCGCCCGATCAAGGTGGCAGCGACCTTGGCGGTGCCGATGCCGGGGCGGTTCTTCATCTCCTGCAGCGCAGCTGCGGCTTCCAGCTTCAGCGAGCCCTTCTGCCACGAGTTCCAGAACGACCCCATGGCCGAGTACTGGTAGTCGACCGCATGGCTGGCGCCCTTGGCGCGTCCGCCGGCCTTCTCCAGCAGATCGGTAATCTTGCGCATGTCGGCGTTGCCCATGCTGCGGCCGAGGTAGACCTGTTCGATCTTCTTGCCCCTCCTGTAATTGGTCAGGGGCTTCGCCGGGGCCGTTACGATCGAGCCGACGCCCGCAATCGGGCGACCTTTGGAGATTTCCTGAATGCCTTTCGCCACCCCCGACACGATCGCTTCGTTGGCCATGGTGAAGGCATGGAAGCCGGACAGGCCGAGCTCCAGTGCAGTAATGGCGTTGGAGGTCTGCCGAAAACCGTCGTACCACTTGCCGGCCTCGGCGTTGGCATGCCAGCCCTTGGAGATGTAGTTGTTGTAGACCCGTGCCCAGTCTTCCGGCGCGTGCGCCACTTCACCCACGGCGTTGGTCGCCCCGCGCCCCTCTAGCGCCACCCATCCCGGCGGCACCTTGTAGCTGTCAGGATTGCCAGACGCGCCCATGACCTTCGGGCGGATGTAGCGCACGGTGCCTTGCGCCTTGGCGGCATCGAGCACTTCCTGCGCAGCGATGAACTGATCCATCGAGCGGGTGTATCGCAGCGTCGCTTCGAGCGGGTTGGATGTCACTGGCTCCAGCCCGGCCGCGATGCCGTCAGCAATAGTGGGCACGGTGCGCTTGCGCAGGCTCGCCCCGGAGCCCTGCTTGCCCGCGCCGCCGAAGCTCTTGGCGAAGTTTCGCGCCGCGTTGGGGTCCTTCCACATGTGCGGGAAGTAGTCCTCGATGAACGTCGTGGCTGCGGTACTCGGCATGCTTTGCAGGCGCGTCATGCGACGCTCGAACGCAGTGGCCATGGCGTCGGCAATCGGCTGCAACGGCTGCATGTAGCCGGGCAGCTGACCCCCGGAGCTACGGCTCTCTACGAAGTCGATGAACTGGTAGCGGTCGGCCTCGGGCAACTTGTTGATGACCGCGTGGAAAGGCTCCAGTGCGGCTTCGGTCGTGGTGCTCTCGCGCGCAGCGGTGCCGGATGCAGCGCGGATATCGCCCGCGGCCTTTCCAGCCATGGGGCTGACCGTCGACGGAGAGAACACCTTCTCCACTTCCTTGGCGGTCGCCTTCGCCACGGAGGTGCGCGCCAGCCCGATGACCGGCAGCGCCAACGAGGCGGCAAATTCCGGCCATTCTTTTTTGATGACACCGTGGGTGTTCTCCTCGATCGGCTTGCCCACGATGGTGCGTAGCGCGGCGTTCACTGGAGACAGCGTGTAGTCCATCGCGCCGGTGCCGACATCCCACGCGGCTTTGCCGTAGCGCCCCTCCTTGGCCGCCTCGACGCCTTCGCCCATCTTGCCGACTGCCTCGCCGGCCATCTGACGCTGCGTGGATGGGTATGACGTGATCGGCTCGACGGCCTTAGCGAGCCAGCCCCCTGACGGTGCGGGGGATGATCCAGCTTGGGCAGGCGGCGAAACTGCTGGCTGAGTTGCAACCGGTTTCCAGCCGCCCCCTTCCTGGGGAAGCGGGGTAACGCTCTTGACGCCCCACGGCGAACCTGTTGGAGAAAGAGGACCAAGATTTGGACCTCCATAGGGCTCGTCAGCCATCACGGCACCTGCTGGGGCTTACCGCCCTTGAGGGTCCATTTCTGGCCGTTCTGGAACGTCGTCACCTGCCCCTCTTTGAGCTGCTGGAGGGCTTCCGGCGGGGGCTGCTCGGTGGTCGCCGTCGCACCCCCACCCATCTTCGCCATGCTCTTGATCTGCGCAACTTCATCGTCACGATGCTGGGTTGCTTCCTTGACCAGCTTGTCGCGCTCCGCGGGCTTCAACTTCGTGTTGAACGAGTAGGAACTGATGATCTCCATGTCCAGCGTGTGCTGCGCCTTGGCCACGGCCAGCAGCTCGGCCAGCTGGCCGGTGCGGTCGCCTTTGGCAATACGCGCTTCGGCTTCCTTCTTCCGCTGCTCAAGGGTTGCTTGCTGCTGCTTCAGCCGATCGGCGCCGGATTGTGCCAACCGCGCCTCGCGTGCCGTCGACAGGTCCAGGCGCTTCCCGGCAATGCCCTCCCGGCTGGCGCGGTTGGCGGCAGCGATGTCCTCGCGGCTTGTCCGATCCTGCTCGTGCTGTTCGCGCTTCACGCCATTCCAGCGGTCGCCGAACTCCAAGCGCTTGTCGGCAATGCCCTCCCGGCTGTTTAGTGTTTCGCCCAGGCGTTTTTCTTTGCCCGCCTCGCCAACTTCCTGCCGGGTTGTCTTTCCGGCTTCAGTCTTTTCCAGTCTTTGCGTTTTTCCAGTTTCCCCGACTTCCTGGCGTTGCGCCTTACCAGCTTCCGTTGTTGCGAGGCGACGATCGCGCCCTTCCTCCATCAAGGCTGTGAGGTCACGACGCGCTTCAAGCGACATACCAAGGAGTTCGCGCCGGGTGTCAGCCGATAGTTCTGCACGATCTGTCTTCCCGGCTTCGGAGCGCGCAGCAATCTCCTTGCGTGCCTGCACACTCATCTGGGTAACTTCGAGTCGCGTCTGATCCGACAGCATTTTAGAGGCCGCAAGATTGTCTGACGTATACTTGCGTGTCTCGGCGGACAGCTGCGCACGCTGGTTTCTGCCAGATTCCGCGGTATCCAGCCGAGCGCCTTTGCCTTCCTCCGTCGTCTCTAAGCGCCTGTTACGGCCTTCTTCCGCTACGCGCTGGCGCTCCGACAGGCCTCGCTCGCGCTCATCCAGCATACCCTCGCGCGACCGAAGCAGTTCCCCCTGGAACTGCTGGCGCATCTCGGCCACTTGCTGCTTGGCCTCGGCGTTGAGGTAGGGCAGGGCAGCGGTAAGCGCCTCGACCAGCACGCGCGGCTGGATGCCGGGGTTGGCCTTGGCAATCGCGGCTGCTGCGGTCTTCAGGTCGAACTGCTGCGGGGGCGGGCCTCCACCGGGGGGACCACCTTGGGGCTGCGCACCGCCGGGAGGGGCGCCAGGGGGCATGCCGGGTTGTGGGCGCGCTGCACCGCCCGCTGCCGGGCCGGGGGGCTGCTGTGGCGGGGCTTGCGGCGGCTGCATGGGTTGCGAGGGCTGCCCCGGTGGAGGCGCCTGTGGCGCCATCTGCTGGGGCGGGGGAGGCGGTCCACCAGCCTGTGCGCCGGGGACCATCTGCTGGAACACCTTGCCAAGTGCCTGCTTGCCAGCATTGGCATACTGCTGGTCCTGCAGCGCCAGATCCATGGTGTCGTTTTTGATGTCCGTGTTACGGGCCGCCTGCATGCCCGGATAGACAGCCGATAGGCCACCAAGGCTTACCATTACGGCCCCACCGGTCCCTGGTAGGCGCTACCAGCCACGCCGGGGTTGTTCTGGCCCCATGCGTTGTTCGCAAAGCCTCCCCCGCCGCCTGAGTTGCCCGCAAAGCTCTGCCAGCCCTTCTGGAGCCCCTGAAGGCCCGCCCCGAGGTTCTGGCCGAACTGCTGGTTCTGGTTGAACGCCTGCTGGTTCTGCTGCAGGTTCTGGCCGAACTGCTGGTTTGCGATCCCAGACGCTCCCTGACCGAGCTGGAGGTACTGGAGATAGTCTTGGATCGCCTGCTGCTGGCTCTGCTGCCCCTGGTTGATCGCCCCCAGCTGGTTCTGCCCGATCTGCTGGCCGGCGTTGTAGCCCATCGCCGAGCCGCTGTAATAATTGTTGGCGCCCTGGTTCTGGTTGTTCACGCCAGAGTTGACGTCCTGGTTCTGCTGGTTGAACAGCGAGTTCGCCGTACCAGCGCCTATTTGCTGGCGCTGCTGCTGGTTGAACCCCCAGTCCGTGTTGAACTTGCGGTTGGCGTCGTTCTCCACGCCAGCGCCGTAGGGCGTCGAGTCGATGCCTCGCGCCTCTTCCCCCGCCCGCACCTGGTCGGTGTTCTGCTGGAACGCCTGGTTGTAGTAGGCCTGCTGCGGGTCGAAGCCCTGCTGCAGCGCCTGTTGGGCGTAGGGCACCACGCTGTTGCCCTGGTTGATCTGATTCTGGCCCTGCAGGAACTGGTTCGCACCAGCGGCCTGCCCCATCTGCCCAGCCTGGTTGGCACCCGCCTGAAAACCGGGGGCGCCAGGGTTGTTGACGAGGTTCTGCGCAATCTGGTTGGACTGATTCGCAAAGTTCTGCTGGTTCTGGTTGCCCTGCTGAAAGCTCTGATCCGCGCCCGGCTGACCAGTGGGCTGGTAGCCCGGCGGGGGCTTGGGTACGTTGTTTGCAGTACTACCCCCGCCGAACAGCGCACCACCGATTGAGGCGAGTGGTCCGATCAAGCCGAGTGCTGTACCCATTTTACTACCCTATGAACTTCGACCAGATGGTCTCCGTCGGCTTGTAGCCGAGACGCTCGAACAGCTTGCCGATCGTACCACGATCCGCCTCGAAGTGAAGCTTGGTGTTGACCATCACCACTTTCACCCCTAGTCGTCGCATCCCTGCCTCGACCTCTCGGAACATCCGTACACCAGTCCACCCGGACCTGTAGGCGGGGTCGAGCCAGAAGATGTCGGTCTGCGCCCACACTGTCGAGGCGTAGTGCAGGTGCGGATGCACCAGCATGAACACGTACCCCACGAGCACACCGTTCGACCGCACGGTCAGGGTCTGCAGGATGTTCAGGAGGTCGTACTCGTAGTACCTGTCCCAGTTCGGGTCGAGCGGGACCTTGTCCTGGTTAAGCGCGATCTCCCGCCAGTGCCTCATGAAGAGGGGCGGGAGCTCATGCGCGAAATAGCCGAATCTTTGCCACGAAATTTTAAGCTTCGCGGGGACCGATGTTGTTGGTTGCTTTTGCAACACTGGTGCGGGTTGCGTCACTGTTCACCGATGTCTTGGTGGGAAGCTTGGTGCTCGCATCGCATGCCTTCGGGCTGCTGTTGCTGAGCCCCTCCTTCAGTACGCCGCTTTTCATGGTCGCTCCTTACTTGATCTGCTCGACGATCAGGCCGTTGAGCGTGAACTGCCCCGTGGTGGTTGAGGTGCCGGAGCACACGATGCTGATGGGGTTGGTGTCGTTGTTGGCGCCCGACACGATGGTCTGCGCGGCGGGAGTGGCGTTGAACTGCCCTTTGGTCAGGATCTGCTGGGTGTTGGGGCCGGTCTTGAAAACAAGCACGTCGACGCCGAAGGCGCCTGCTACGGCGCCCGTGACTGCAAACGCCGCCGAGGACCCCACCTGCACGGTCAAGGTGTTGGTGCCGGTCGCGCCGCCCGAACCAAAGCACTTGGCCCGCACGGCCTGCCCAGCGGTGACAAGCGTACCTCCGGGGATGGTGCCCGTGCCCAAAGTCTGGATGGTCGTGCCCGTGGTGGTCGCCTGGACCGGACTGGAGCTGATCTCGCCCGCCACCCCAGCATTGATGCTCTGGATCAGGGTGTTAATCGTGGGCAGGATCTGGCTGGCGTCCAGGGGCTGCGTGGGCGGAAACAGCGGCAGGTTCGCGGCGCGCACAGTTACGGGCGCGAACAGTGCGCACTGGGCCGAGAGGAGGACCGCTACCAGGGCGGCTGAGAACTTGCGCATCGAGTAGTCTCCGGGGTTGGGCGGTTGGCCGAGAAGTATCAGAACTTGATGTACTTGTCCACGAGTGCCACGGGGGGCAGGATCGGATGGACAGCGCCGCTTGTGTTGTTTGAGGTAAGGGTGTTGGAGCCAGAGAGTGTAGGTTGCTGCCCCCACCCGCCGCTGTTGGTGGCCGCTACAAAAGAACCAGTAGTCCCAGCCGCCGCTTGGAACGCCGCATTAAAAATACCATTGCCCTGGAATAGCGCACCACTCCCTGAAGCACTAACGCTGACAGTGCCTGTCACGGTGATCCCGGTCGGCAGTTGCGCCAGCGTCAGCTGCTGCGTTTGCGCGCCGCAAGATGAACCGATGGTAGCCGGATTGGTGCAGGTCGCGGCGGTCAGGACCGAACCTCCGGTGTCGCGCATGATGGTAGATCGCCCGAGGAAATTTCCGACGTTGAATGTCGTGCTGCAGTCGCCTTGCGGGAAGGGTCCGATCGTAAGCGTCGTGGCACCACTCGCAGTGGTAGTGTTGTTGAGGTTGATGTGCGATCCGTCAGGAATCGCGACGATGACCGAGTTGCAGACGACGTTGTTGCCACCAACGAACCAGCCGACCTGGAACGGTGCCGAGTTTAAGGCCACCTGCACGTTGCTCCCCGACGTGCTCCCCGCGACACCCTGCACAGCGATACAGCTGAACAACGTCGCGAAGGTCGTTCGCGACACCGCCTGCCCATTCATAAGCAAATAGCCGGAAGGCGCGCCATTGGCTCCGACCCAGTCAACCACTGTGCAGGGGAGAACCACGCCTTGTGGCGATGGGCCTTGAATCTGGTATTCCGTGCCGTCAAACACGGCGGTGTAGACCTGACCGAGGACAATTTCACCGCCGACCATCGCGACGGCGCCTGACGCGGTCTGCTTGAAGACATTCGTCAAACCGGTGGAGTTCACGTTGAGCTGCGTTGGTCCGTTGTTCGTAAAGCCCGCAATGAAGGTGACGCTCTTGCCCGTGATCAGGTTGAACCCGGAAGGGATCGGCGAAGCGATGATCTGCGCGTTGGCCGACCCGCTGGATGTGCCGCCAATATAGTTTGCCGTGCCGCCGCTGGTGTAGACGATCGGCGTCGTCAGGCCATTCAACGCCGTGATGTTGCTGTTGGCCCCGGCGGTCGCCGCGTTCGCGTTCACCGCGGCCACGACCGTATTGAGGTCCGCCATTACCTGGTTGGCGTCGGCGATCGTACCGTTCTGCAAGGTGAAAGGCAGCGTGCCGACGATCTGCGCCGACGCAGGGGCCAGCCACAGCAACGACAGAACAAGGGCTAAAATCTTCCGCATCGTCAAGCTCCCGTCAGTGTCTGCTGCAGGTATCCAAGTTTCTGATAGCGCATGAACATGTCCCCGATCCTGAAGGTCGAGAAGCTGTTGCCCGTGATCTGGATCTGCGCCTTCCTGAACACCAGCGGCGATGTCCAGGGGAGCTGGATCGAGGCAAGCCCTGTGTTCGACGCGCCCCAGTTCGCAGCGCCCCAGTTGAAAGACCCCCACAACGGCTGAAAGACCGGCGGCAAGAGGTTGATGCTGCCCATCAAGGCGCCGTTCACGCCAAGCGCCTGTACATTGTAGGTCGAGCCCGCAGCATCGAGCACCATGTTGAGGGTGTGCTCGTTGAGCGCGATCTCGTTCATCTCCTTGGTGTCAGGCAGGATCGATGTCTTCCATGTGATCGACATCTGCTGCCCGTTCTCGATGAACGTGCTGGTCGAACTCAAGATCGTATCGCTCTGGAAAAGATGCCCGTTGACGCCTTGGGCCGCGATGATGAACGTCGAGTTGAAGGGTCGCGCCATCAGGGGCGGGAAGGTGTGCGGACCTGACCAGTTCTGCTCGGTCATGTCGTACCAGTACTCCTCGAAAGGCGAACCGGTCTTCAGCGTGTTCTGCGTCGTGCAGCGCAGGGTGTTGGCATTGCACGCCAGCGCCACCCGCGTCGGCTGCGCGGCGAAGACGAAGGGCCGGTTGACGCCCGCGCCGTACATCCCGATCGGATCGGAGACCCGCGCGTTGAAGTCGATGATCCTGATGCCGTCAGGTGCGAGGAACGCCAGTCCCTTCGGGGTCGTGGCGATCCCCCGCTGCCCCACCGTGCCGGTTGCGACGTTGAGCGAGTTGCTTGCAAGGTTGCTCAGCGCAGCATCGCCAGTTACTTGAAAGACGTTGTTGGACTTAAACACCATCAGCGACTGGATGATGCCGCCAAGCTGGTTGGCGAGCGGGAGCCCCGCTGCCGCGGTGAGCTTCAAATTGTCCCCGAACGTCAGGACCTGCGTCGCGTTGGTCATAACCAGCGGCACCAGCACGTCGGAGAAATACGCGCCGGGCTGGCCCGTAGCCGGGTTGACCAGGTAGTAAGCGCGTCCGCCGAAGTTGGCCACGCAGCTGGGGCGCGCGGGCAGGGCGTTGGTTGTCGTATTGCCCCCTGCCCATGCGGGCGCCGCGGGGTTGGAGACATCGAACCAGCCGAAGAGAACGCCCCCGCCGAGCGTGAAGCCGGGGTGCGTCACCAGCATCTTGGTACCGACCAGTGCCATGGTCGGCGGCTCCCATGCCCCCGTCGCCAGTGGGCTGATCGGCGTGTTGGCGTTGGTGACGCCGCTGACCGTGACAAACACCTGGTTGATCAGGTCGTAGCAGAACGGCTCATCGTGGCCGGCGTTGCGCCCGCTTGAGATCATCCCGAACACGAACTGGCCGAGGATCTCGAACACCGAGATGAACCCCGGCGCCGTGAAGCCGCCGAACGCGGTGAGGCTTATCGACGCAGGCCGCGGCGCCCACAGGTTAGGGGTAGCAAGATCGGGAATCAGGTTGGTGAGCGCCGCCATTGCACCGGGGAATACATTCGTCCCGTCGAGCGTGTCCGACACGCCTGCGGGAGAGAAGAACATCGGTGTGGACTTGCGGATCGCCATCACCAGCCCACTTGCTTGGTGTTCTTCAGCCCCGAGGACGACGTGCCGAACCGCCGCGGATCGAGCTGCACGGTCTTCACGCGCCCGTCGGGGTCGTCCTGCATGGTAAGGTATTTGCGCAGGATGACACCCGCGCCTTGCGGGAACTGATCCTCGTTGCCGCTCAGATAGGCCATCGCGCGGTCATCGTCCGTCAGCGACATGACCTCGCCGGCCAAGCGCCGGATCAGGTAATTGGTGTTGGGAAACCAAGGGACCGTCTGAGATATCTCAGGCGTCGGGATGTCTGGCATCTGCCTGAAATAGCGCACCGTCGCGGCGAAGGCGCCCGATGCCGGATACCAGACGAAGAGGTTCGGGGGCGAGACCGACATGTCGACATAGAAGCGCTCGGGGAAGGAGTTCTGCCCCGGCGACTGCACGAACGAGTCGAACTCGGCCTGCTCGACGTTGATCATTTTATAGATCGTGCCCGAGATATTGTAGAAGTGGCCACCCTTCGGCGCGCGCAAATAATCCGCAGGCATCGGGTTGGGGCCGCAGCCGGCCGCGTAGCCGAGCCCCGTCGCCGCAGTGTTGAAGTTGAAGATGAAGTTCTGGCGCGCGACGACCAGGTCGTAACTCTGGCACAGCTCCGAAAGGATCGCGTTCAGGAGCTGGCCAGCCTGCGCCGTGTAACCCGGGGCCTTGGCGATCTGCAGGGCGAGACTAACGATTTGCTGAGCCTGCAGAGCCATGTCTCAGTCGTCCTTTAGTTCGGCCTCGGCCTCGGCGATGCCCTTTTTGATCCGCTCGATATTCACGCGTGCCATCGCTACGTTCTGGAGCTTGTTGTCGCGGTTGGTCGCGTCGTTGCCTTTCCACTCAAAATCAGAGCGCCGCCCACTGACCTTATGCCGACGAACCGTGCTTTCCTCGAACTCGACAAGCGCCTTCTCGTGCATCGGCAGTTCCTGCTCGGACTTCTCAAGCAGCAGCCGCATGTCCTTCAAGCGGTACCTGACCTCCTGCCGATCCGCGGCGACCAGCAGGCGGTCGAGAATCTCGTTGATCTGCTTCGGCGCCGCGTCGAGCGGCAGGTAGGTCTGGATGACCATGGCCCGCCGATCGTTGACCTTGCAGTCGATCGAAAACCCGATGGCCGGTTCACCCGGCCCGATCTTGTCCTTCATGTGCCTCTTCCTTGCAGGGGTCTAAAGTTACGCAGCAACGTCGTTCGGCGAGAGCCGGAGGTTGCTTTGGGTGCGGTACGTGTTGCTGTCCTTGCCGTCGATCTCGCGCTGGTGCTCCCAGCCGCGATGGATCATCTCGCGCATGGTGTCGTAGACGCGCTGACCGACGGTGTACGTGCCACCATGCAGGTAGTGGACGGAGTCGATGATCAGGCGGTTGGAGTGGGGCGCGAGGTCGAGCGTGATAGTGAACTTCTTCTCGCCCTTCTGCGGCAGCGGACCCTTGACGACATCCTCGTCGTCGGCGATCCCGAGCTCACGCGCAGCGAGCATATCCGCCTTCTTGCGGATCGCGCGCTCGCGCGCCTGCTTCATGATCTCCGGGTCGATATCGCTGTAGTCGATCGGCGGGCGAGCTTTCTTGGCCAAGTGCAGGTCTCCTTACGAGTGTGTCCATGCCGCGTTTGCGATCGAGTTGGCCGACACCAGGATCGGCCAGCCTTGCGAATCGACCGCGACGTAGTCGCCCGGCAGAACCTTCAGGATGCCCCTGTTCGGGACATAGAGCAGGTTTGCCTGCGACCATGCTGTAGGCATGATCGGGTGGGCGACGTTGAGATCGTCCTTGATCGCGTTGGCGATGGCGGACAAATCTGCGGCGTCTTGCGCGGGATTGCTGGTCAGCGCCCCCGCGACCAACGCCGACAGCGACGTGGTGAGCGTAGTACCGAAAGTTTTGATCGCGCTTGCCATCAGAAGCTCCTTGCGTAGAGAGTACTACGCGAGTAAGAGTATTCTACACCAAAGGAGTACTCATGCCACGAGGGCAACCACTCGACCTCTCGACCGGCACAAAGCACTGCCCGCGCTGCGAGACCGTAAAGCCTCTTTCGGAGTTCTACAAGTCTAAGAGCACAACTCACGGCTACCAGGTGTACTGCAAGACGTGCTGCGCTGTCCGCCATGATGGGTGGCGCCGTAAAAACCTTGCCAAGACGCGCGAAGCATCGCGCAAATGGCGTGAAGAGAACCCCGATCTCGCTAAGGACCATAAGCGTAAATCTGTCTACGGCCTCTCTCTTGGCGAGTACGAAGCCCTGCTGCACAAGCAGAACGGACGCTGCGCGATATGCAGTAGTCCTACGGCTGGAGGCCGCGGGGGTTTTCACGTTGACCACTGTCACAATACCAAGCGCATCCGCGGCTTGCTCTGCCACAGATGCAATCTTGGTATCGGACAACTCAACCATGACCCTTCTGTCCTTGAAGCCGCAATCCGCTACTTAGCCGAAGCTGGCTGAGAAGGCGGAAGTTGATTCAATACGGGCAAAGAACAGCTGGTTAGAGATCAGAGTCCCGTAGTAGACCTTCCAGCCCACGACCCGCAGCTGGTTGAGCGGATCGGACTTGTCCGCCGCCATCAGCATGGTGATCTTCACGTCGTCGAGCGAGACCTGCCCGTAGGCGCCGCGCCCGATGAAGAAGCTCGGATACACCGTGACGCCCGATGCCGGCGCGGCCGGCGGGGTCTGCGCGGCGCCGATGCCGGTGATCACGACGTTCGAGTTGGGCGGCAGCTGCACCGCCTGACCGGCAAGCGGACCCGTGGTCGGACCCGAGGTGGAGAGCCCGAGGTTGGCCGGCGAGGCAGTGAGGCCGATGTAGACGTTGTAGGTGAAGCCGGCGGTCGTCGGTGTGTGAACCGTGACCGAGCCGTTCGGGCCGGTGACCGCCTGCGAAGCCGACACGGCATAGACCTGGCTCTCGTACTGGTTCTGCGTGTCCGAACCGGTCACGACGATGAAGTAGCCGTTGGTCGCCAGTGCGCCGGCAGTGCCGGGGGTGTAGGTGGTGCCGTTCGCCGCGTTGGTGAAGCCCGTGAAGGACGGCACCATGTTGGAGAAGCAGAACCGGACCCCGCCCCATTCGCCGAGCTCGTAGTTGTACAGGCGGTTGATGTCGCTGTACGACCATGCGGTGACGACCGTCGGGTTCTCGCGCATGTCCTGCACGACCAGGGGATGCAGGATGCTCGTGTAGTGCGGCATGGATCGCGGGTTGCTGGAGGCCTTGGCGCCGCCGGCGTCTGCCTTGATCTTGGTGTCGGTCATCTCGTCGCCCATGTAGCGCGGTGCGCCGAGGGTAAAGAGCGTGCCTACGATGCGGTTGACCTCGTGGGGGTTGAGCACATCGCCGGCCACGAGAGCGGCGCGCGAGCCGCGGGTGTTCACGAAGTTGACCTGCGTGCCCGCCATCAGGTTGTTGAAGACGTTGCGGTCGAGCGTTTCACCGATCTGCAGGCCCAGAAGCTCCTTGGCCTTGCTGACCAGCGGATGCTTGATGGTGAGCTCGGCTACGTCGGTGATCGTGATCTTGTCGCCCCACTGTTGGGCGGTGGCGCTGACCTGACCGATCGTCATGGTCTCGCCGATCGGCGGGACGCCTTCCGACAGCGGTGCGAAGGGGAGGGGGACGCGGTTGTAGCGGGTCGCGGTGTAGGTGGTGCCGCGGCCTTTGGGGAGCGTCAGCGGGTCCCCGAACTGGTAAGCAACCAGCTGGCGGCGCGCGAGAGGGAGGGTTTCGTCAGCAATGTAGGCTTCGATATCGGCTGAAAAGCCGGCTGCGACGTTGGTGGGCACCGCGTCTCTCCTTCAAGATGCGCGACCACAAGGTCGCGCTTAAAAAGTTACGTTCTCCAGGCGCTTCCTTCGCGCCTCCGCTTCGCTGTCCTGCGTCCGACCGCCGCGCACATCGCTCGCGCCGCCGGGAGGAGTGGTCTTCTGGCGCCGGATCTGCTCCGCGCCTTCCTTCTTCTGCTTCGCCGCCGCCTTGCCGCCGCCGTTCTTGACCTTCTCGCCGAGGATGAACGTGAACAACGCCTCCCGGTCGACGTTCTGTCCTTGCTTGCGGATGTTGGCGAGACGGGTCTCGACTTCACCTGCGTACTTCTTGGCCCGCGGGTCGGACAACTGCAGGCGCTCGAAAGCCGCCTTGTCGTTGCTCTCCTGCGTATTCCACTGCAGCTGTGCGAGGTTCTGGCTGAACGCGCCAGTGGCCTTCTGCAGCTTGTAGTCGATGACCTGCTCCGTGCTCCAGAGCGCCATCTCCTCCGCAGTGGGTTCCTTCTTCTCGACCACTGCAGCCCTGCGGGACTGCTCGGCCTTGAACTCGTTGAACTCCCGCTCAACGCGCGCTGCCTTCTCAGTGGCTTCGCGCGCAGCGTTCGAGAGCTTCTGGAAGCGAGATTCACCGCGGCCGGGCTTTCGCTCGGGCTGTGCCTCTACTTCTTCGTCGTCGGCCTTTTCGCCGTCGGTTTGTCCTTCATCTTGTTCGGAGGCATCATCGGTTTCACCGGCGCCTTCTTCGAGTTCGCCATCTTCGAGGTTTTCGATCTCGTCATCGTGCAGGTCCTCGTCGTCGATCATGTTCTCTCTCCTCAGTGGGCTTACGGCCACCAGTCGTGCAGTGCCTTACGGGCCACCAGTCGTGTAGTCCCTTACGGGGACTGGTCGAGTAGTCAGTACTATAGGGTGTTTTTGTTAAGTGTCAAACTACCCCGAATGGGGGTTCACAATGGTGTATCCTGCGATCGACCGGACATGCACCCGCGTGAGGTGCCGCCCCGAATTGGCGTCGTAGGTCAGCCACTGGTCGCCGCCTACATGCTGCTCCAGCACGAAGACGTGGTGCCGCCGCACCGCGACCATGCCGGGGGCGGGGGGCGCGCGAGGGAAGCCGAACCAGTTAGCGGCCAGCCACAGGTGCCTGACCTGATGACCGAAGACCCGCAACGCTGCGCCACAACCGCAAAAAGCTGTTCTGGGGCACCCTTCCGGATGCGCGACAATGCCACTCTGGTGGGTGATTTGCGCCGCTACCGCAAAACGCGGTTTCTCTTTATGCCTGTGGGGCTTAGCGGCGATTCTGTGGTTCTTTACATGGACGTGTTTTGCATGGGTACGCTGTACGTGAACGCGCTTCCTATGGACAACCCGTACAGGCTTGTTCTCACAGAAGATGAAGCACTGCTGAGTAACGACCGGGGCGCGGTGGCGCTGCCGGGCTTCGGCCGGCGTAAGGAAAAAGGCACAAAGCAGGGCGAGCGCTGCGGTGATGCGCATCGAAGTCTCCTATGACCTAGCTCGTCTTCTTACGGGGGTACTCGCCGTCGAGGTCGCCTTGAATGAAGCCCCGGCCTCTGCGCAGATCCTCCACCCGACGATCAATGGCGTTGATGCGTTCTTCCTGCCGGGCGAGGTCAATGAGCGCTTTAGCGAAAGAAGCCATCTGCGTACTCTGGCCCGCGACAATGTCCTTCAAGGCCTTGATCTCCGCAGTTACCATATCCAGGCGCCCCGACATCTTGGATATGAACCAGAGTGCCGCTCCTAGCATCGTGACGAACTTAACAACGTCGCCGATGTCTATCGTGGGGTTGAAAGACACCGGGCGTCCTTCCCGACTTCTGTACGATCAGCCCGTTGTGCTTGGCACGGGCTGCGCCGCCGGATCGCCGGCTTGGGACTTGGACACCGCGTCTTCGAATGCCGCGTCGCACTGCGCGTCGAGATCGTTCAACACCACCATCTGCGCCTGCGTCGTCGCCGGGTTGTTCTTCAGCGCGGCGATGATGTTCTGCACGATCGGAACCATGTCCATGGCCTCTTGGATAAGGGCAGGGACGACCGCGACCAGTGCGTTGAGGATGGTCTGGATCGCGGGCGTGCTGGCGCCGACGGCGGGGAGGAGCTGCCCGATCAAGGTCAGCAGCAGTGTGATGATCGAAGTCACTTCGCACCTCCGATGTTGTACTGAGTCATGACGTCCTGCAGGGTCTGCACCGCCGCCTGCAGAGCGTGGTAGAGACCCGTCGGGCCGAGGGCGCCGGGGTTGGCCTTCATGAAGGCCTCAAGGTTGTTTCGCGCCGTGCGGCCGGAACGCACCGCCGGCACGAGCTGGGCGCGAATCGTGATGAAGTTGGTGCAGGCGGGGTTGGCGCGGTTCGCCGTGCAGAAGACGATGTAGTTCGTCGCGGTCTTCTCGACCGCATCGAAGCTGTTGCCGGCGACCAGGACTGCGGCGGGCGATACGGTAGCCCCCGTGGCCGCGTTGAAGACGTTCTGGATCTCCTGCCCGAAGGGCGTGGCGCAGCCGCCGAGCAATGGCGCGAGCAGGAGCAGCGCAAAAATCTTACGCATGTGGAACCACCTTTACCTCTGTGTTAGAAACCACGTTGCTGTTCGCGGAGAGGGCGTCCGCCGTCGCCTTGTCAGTCACGACAACCGTACCGCCTTGACCCACCGTGTCGGCCAGAGAAGTCTTGCGCGCGGCGGCCGCACCCCAGACAACAGCGCCGAGCGTCGCGACCGAACCGAGGACCGTTGCCCAAGTCGCGGCATCGAGCCCGAAGACCCCCTTGCCCGCCAGGAAACCGGCGATTGCGGCAATGAGCGGCGCCAGAGTGGTCTGCAGCTGCGTCTTGTTCATCGGGAGCCCCTAGTCGTGTATGCGCGCCGCTTGGATATGCATCGCGTCGACCGAACCGGGTGTCCAGTCACCACCCCAGATCCAGCCCTCTTCCTTGAACTTTGTAACCAGTAGTGACTGGTCTGTAAAGAGATGACTGGTGTGGTGGAACGCGTTGTCCTTCGCGTCCCAATCAATCGCGCAGGCAAAGCTGTGCATTGACAAGGCGTTACCCCCTCGCATGGGCCGGAAGTTGTAGGACCCGTCGTACTGGTCGTACCGTAGTCCCTTGATCGTGGCGAGGTCGTGCCGGGCTGCGTCCCAGATGTTGTTCAGCACCCGGTTGAGGCTCGCTGCGCACTTGTTGTGAATCAGGATATGGGAGGTTCGGACCTCGCCAACAAAGAGCGGCCATGGGCAGGCTACGCTGGTAGTGTTGTTCTGAAGCCAGCCCGGCTGCCGGGGATCACCGTAGAAGGCAAAAGCGTCTCGTTGAAGGGGCCAGCGGGTCGGGGGCGCCTGCACCACCGGTGGAGGCGCCGGATCGCTGGCTTGGGACTTCGTCAGTGCGTCCTCGAACGCTGCGTCCTGATTCATGACGGACTACTCCTGTGAGTAGTCAGTTGTACTCCTGAGCTGCGTGTAAATCCACGCATAAACGGAGTGCAGCCATGCGAATCGGCGATCGGGGGTTGAATCTCAGGGAGGTTGTGTGAGAGGATTCCTCACGGGGGATCAGCTATGCGCGCAATACGTATCGCAACATGTCTGACGGCGGCGGCATTACTGGGCATACCGGTCGCCCATTATCTTGCTCCCCGGATGCCGTGCGCGGAGGTCAATTACAAGACAGAGGTAACATGGCGACCAGCCTCTAGATGTTCCTGCCTATGCCGTTCGCGATCTACCGCAGGGCTATCTTTGGCACCCTGCTCCGAGGCCGACATACCCGGGACATGTCATCATCGCCCCGAGTGACTTCTAAATCAAATCCCAGCATCCGCCGTCCAGCAGCCACCAATGATAAAGGCCGACTGCGCCGTAGCGTCAGGACTGCACGCTACAAAATCCACGACACAACGCAGAGACCGTTCGCGCCGACCGCTCCCGCAACGGCACCACTTACGCCGGAGGAGCCTCCCGCACCGCTTCCCGGAGCCGCGCCCGCTGTGCCTGGTCCATTTGTCGTTGATGCACCGCCGCCTCCCCAAGATGACGCGCCACCCAAACCCGATAGCGCAAACGAGCCGGATACTGTTGCTCCTGCGCCGCCGCCGCCGCCGGGCAGAGAGGTGCCGCCTGCGCCACCAGAGCCGCCCGGTCCCGCCCCGCTTAACGCGCCGCCAACGCCGCCGCCGCCGCCGCCATTCGCGGTGATCGTGGTTATCCCCGTAGCAGCGATAGAACTCGCATTTCCAGTGCCGCCAGCAGTTGCGCCGGATGCGCCAGCGGTGCCTCCGGTTCCGGTGGTTATCGTAACGGTCGCGCTCGCGGCAACACCGCTGAAGATGCCGAAACGGGTTTCCCCGGCACCGCCGCCACCAGACGCAAACGCGCCAACTGCGCTACCGCCAGAACCGCCGCCGCCGGCCGTGCATTGATAAGAATAAACCGTCGATGTTGTGGACGAGGCGGATGTGGTGAAGGTCGCGGTAGCTTGGTGAATGACAGGAACGGCGCCTGTCGTTGTCCAAGCGGGCACGCCGCTCGCATTCTCGGACAGCACTTGCGTGCCGGAATTGTTGCCTGCCAGATTTACGTAATTTGTGCCATTCCAATACGTAACGTCACCAGCGCGGGTCGGAGTCGGGGCAAGTGCGTTGAATGCCGTCGTCTGCGTCCCGGCGCCAGTTCCGCCTCGCGCGATCGACAAGGTGCCCGTCCAGCCCATCGTGATGGACGCGGGCTGCAACAAGGCGCTTGCAGGCGTACCGCCGAGCGTGATGGTGACATTGGTGTCATTGTTGGAGGTAAGAGCGCTGCTGGTAACTGCGATGACACCACCGGAGCTGATCGTCACAGGCGATGTCGCCGAGAGCGGCCCGCCGGTCGTTGTCGTCGCACAGGTCGCGCACGTCAGCGTCAGGTCAGCGGAGAGCGCTCCACCGCCGCCGAGAGGCAAGTTCGCGCTAACATTTCGCGTGGAGGGGACGCCGCCCAGAGTCGCGAGTGTGACCGTCAGCCACGAGGGGTTAACCCCGACGCCGCCGGTCTGCAGGAGCTGCCCCGACGTTCCCGGCGCGAGACACTTCCACTGCAGCGAGGGCGTGTCGAAATAGAGGACCGCGCCGATTGTGGTGCAGATGCCGCTAAGATTAGCTTGAATTGCGTTTGTCGCCCAGAACGGCGGATTCGTTGGGCCACCTGAAGTCAGGATCGACCCTTGCGTAGACGGTGGCAGCGCCTGCCAATTGAACAGCGGCCCCACATTGCTCTTGTAGATGATCGCCTCGACCGGGGGCGGGCGCGCGATGTCATACCCGACCGTGTTCAGGATCGTGTTGACGTCCACACCAACAGGCGGGGCAAACTGCCCGCTGACGTTCCCATAGAACTGGTTGGTGTTGATCGGAGGCAGCAGCGCGAGCGAAGAAACTTGGCAGTTCACCCAGACGGGTGCGCTGCCGACGCCCTGCGTCGTCAGGCACTGCCCGGCGAGGCCGGGGTTGAGCACCTGCGACAAGCCGCCGACACCCCAGTAGTTGATCGAGCCAAACAGACCCGAGGGGATGGTCTGCGCAGCTACGGGCGTCGCAAGTAGCGCGAAGATGAGGGCGAGGATCTTCTTCATTCGAAGGACACAGAGCATGTTGAAGTGGTCGGCGTCAAAATAAGCCCGTTCAAGAACGGAAAGTCGAACTTGTAAAAACCGGGGGCAAGGGCCGTGGCGATCGTAGTAGCCGCCGATATCGCACCAACCGTGGCCGCGTCGTCGATCTTCAGTGTACCGCCGGCGCCGACTATAACCGAAACGATCTTCCCTGCTGCGGGCTTCACCACGGTCTGCGCCGAAATGGCCAGTGCGCTCGATAGCTGTCCTGCAAGATAGTGTACCATCTACATTTTCCTCGGCATTGAACCTGGCATCTGGTCCTGATGAATCATCCCGGCGGGCCCCTGGCTGCGCGGCTGGCCCGGCTGCGCGCCGGGGCGGGGAGTGCCCGCGACACCCGGACCTGCTCCACCCGGCATACCCGGAGCGCCTTGCTGTTGCTGCATCGCCGCCTGCTGCTTGCGCTGCTTCTGCTGCATGTGCAGGAAGATGTGCTCCTGAAATTTCTTCGCACTGCCGGCGCCGCTCTGACCCTCGTTGATCTTCATCGCCATCATGTGCGCCTGGATGTGCTGGTCGTCGTCGTCCATCTCGTGCGTCGGGACCTTGTAGCCTTCCGACAGCAGCATGTTCTCCTCGTTGACCGGCACCGGCAGCTGCATCTCGGGCGAGATGAAAATCAATGGTGCGAGCCGCGGACCGAACGTGTTCTCGATGAACTTCGAGATAACAGGCACGAGGTTGACCTTGTAGCCGTTGAGCTGGTCGGGCGGGATGCCGCGGATCACGTTCATGCCCGCAATCTGCTGCTGGATCATCTGCGCGTTGCGTGCGCTCTCGACGCCGAGCCAGCGGAACTGGTAATGCCGGTTGAACTGGATCGGCGGGATCTTCTCCATGTTTGCGCGATGGCCGAGCTCGCCATACTGCGCGACCGTCATCTCCTCGTCGCGGTACTGATGGTCGAGCTCGATCATCCGGTTGAGCATGGGTGTGAGGATGCCTTCCTCGACCACGGTGACTGCGTCCGCCGTCGTAAGGATGTCAACCTGTTGGTTCTGCGCCACCTCTGCCTGGTTTTGCTTCTTGAGAGAGTTACTCTGAGTGATTGCAGCCGGATTGACACAGAGGGTCTGGAACACTTCACTCTTGATGGTCGCAACCATCTCCAGTCCCTGCTTCCACAACTCGGGAAATTGCGCGAACTTGGTGTCATTGGGATTGGTCTCCCAGATCGCCGCCATCGACAGGATCATGCTGCCGATCCGCGGGTTCTTCGCAGGATCGGTCATGATGATCGGCATCAGGGCATAAGCTGCGCTATCAGCTGCCTCGTTGATAGTGTCGTTGGCCAGATACTGAAGGTCTCGAACTGGGTCAATCTGAGATCGTCCCTTGAAAGCTCCTTGAACTTTTGCAACTGGGCAGGAGACAAGGGGAAGATGATCGGACCAGAGCGGGTTGCGTTTACAACCAAGTACGTTGTCGGGCCCGCCAAGATAAGCTCGACAGATCCGGCGCTCACCATCAATGTTGAGTATCGTCCACGTTTCATAGGCGAGGGCGAACTTTCCTCGGCCATCTTTCTTAATCCCAGCTGCGTCGACCATCTCTTTCGGTTTATCGGGTTTCTGCGATCCTCCGGTCTCGTCGGACATGGTCTTGAGGAGCTTCTGCGCCGCTTTCTTTTCAAGGTCCCCATCCTTTATCATCTGCCGGATCTTGGTCTTGCTCCAGCGGCGAAGGATCGTAACGCTGCCGCCTTCGGCAATCGCTTCGTCGATCGAGTCCGCCGTCTGCGGAAGCACCAGGATGTCGGAGTCCGCGATCACCTCGACCTTCGGGGCGCCGTGCTTCAGCGTCTCTTCCTCGATCGTCTCGACCTCGCTGTCGGGATCTTCGACCCCTTCATCGACCTCGACCGGCTTCTTCACGCGCTGCACGACATGGCGCGTCGTCTTCCGCCAGCTGACATAGATGTTGTACTGGCCCTCGACGTCGCCGTTCTTCATCAAGGCCGGCATGACCTGCGTGCGCAGCCGCGCCTTCTTGACGTAGTGCTCCAGCATCGCGACCAGCGCATTCGGCTGGGTGTCGTCGGAGGAGATCACCTCTACGTTACGCTGAGAGGTCGGGAAAATCTGGTTGGTGAACCGGGTCTTGCGCGCCTCGATCGCATTGCGCACGATCGGCATGAACAGCTGCGCCGTGCCGTTGTAGAACTGCTTGGGGCCGAGCTGGCAGTTGAAGATATCCCAGTCGTCCATCTGCTGGTCGGCGCGCGGGCGCTGATCGTCGAACCCTTTCTCGACGTCCTTGTAAACGTCGAGGAGCGCCTTGTTGATGGCTTTCTTGGTGGATAGCTCCTCGTTGCGGTCGAGCTTCCGAAGCGCCGCACGATCGAGTTCTCGGCCGCGGGCTTCCGCCTGCTCCTCGGTCTCCTCGTCGTCCTCTGGTTCTGTACGAAGGTCCTTGTCCACTAGCTCGCGCTCCCGCGCGCCGACAAGTACCGGCGCCCGGTGGCATCATAGTCGTATCGACGCTCGCTGTCATCATCCGCGGCCACTCCTCCCCGGAGTAGTCCTGCGAACGCCTCCAGTCCCTCCATGAGGACCTTGTGGGGGCCGGTCTTGGTGAACTCCGAGAGCTCGCCCGTGCGCAGCACGTCCCGGCAGTAGCCCCCCGAAAAGGCGTTGAGTGTCCACCGTGCGTTGGTGGACACCCGCAGGCAGGGCTGGCCGCGCGAAGTCCTTTTCAGCAGCTCGCGGAGTTCGGCTTGGCCGGTTGCGAGATCGGCGCCTGTTCGCAGGCCAACTGGAACTTTAGCGGCCGCCGCTCGTAGGCCCACGGTGTCGTGACCAGTGAAGTGAGATGGCCCAGCGACAACTCGCAGGGGTGTTCGGCCGATCTCCAGCCCAGCGTTTGCCACAATAGACGCGAGCACCTGACCTGGATCACCTTCTCGAACCCAATCTGCGACGACATGCAACGCTCCCTCAACTACTTGTGCCAGGACTCCACTCGTCCAGCTATTATTAGCGTTGACAGCTAGCCACGCAGGGGTCCGCGGGGCCATCAAGAGGTCCTCAAAGATGTTAACTATGTTGAAGTCCTCGTAGACAGGTCCCCCCGGCCGCATCTTGAGAGCGTATGCCAGTGCATTCGGCGCGTCTATGCGTCCACTCGGAAACGAAAGTAGTTGAGCCTGAAGCTCAGGCATGTGTTTTGCGAATACCACTTCGCGGGCTTTGAAGAACGGTTGCAGCGCACGAATGAACGCAAACTTGCCAACAGGGGCCTTCATCGCCCGAATCGGGACCACGAGGTTGCGCCGTGACTGCTCCTGCCGCAGCGGCTGAAGCAAAAACTCCTCCAGACCATCCCGCTCCACGCCGATCTCGACCGGCGAGTACTGCTCGTCTATCACAAAGATTTGATTGATGATCTCGTCCGGTTTCCAGACTCCTCCACCACCATCCCACACGATTAGTCTGTTGTTAACCCAACTCCAAACTACCCAGCCTGTGGTGGAGGAGGTGGCCTTCACCGAGCGGGCCGGATCGAAGAAGGCGAACGTCGCCTGCCAGGTCCGCACCTCTGGCTCAATTCGAAACAGGTCCGCGGTGAAGGTCTTGGTCGCGGGATCTTCGGCCTCGCACATGAACTCCTGCTTGTACTCGGTCGCGAGCCCGAGCCGCTCGAAGTCATCCTTGGTTTTGTCGATCCACTCCAGCGGGTACCGATCCGGCCAGGTCGCTTGCCGCTCGCCCTGCTCGTCGACGAACTCGATCGGGAAGGTCTCCGTGACCCATCCCTTGTCCTTGGCGAGCTGCATCGACAGCGCCTCCTTGTCGAGCGGCGTCGCCGCGACGCGTATCTTGGCATCCGGCGAAAGCGCCGGCATCACCACCTGCATGAACCACTTCAGCGTCTTCAGGCGGGCTTCGGGCGTCTCGACGTCCTCCTGCTCCTCAAGGTCATCCGCAAACGCGCGATCCGGGCGCTGGTCATGGTGCTTGGAGCCGCGCAGCGACATCCCGCGGCCGAAGGCCTGGATCACCACGCCGTTGGTCAGGATGATCTTGCCGACGTTCCATGTAGCCCCCACGAGGTCGCCGAACAGCTCCTCGATGAACGGGTTGGTCTCGAACTCGTGCTTGATCGACGCCAGGCGCTCGCAGGAGCGGTCGTAGCTGGAGCCGAGGATGATCCCGTTCTTGAACTGCCGAAGACACGCCTCGACGATGATGCCCTCCTCCGACAGCGTCGACTTGCCGGCGCCGCGGAACGCCATCACCTCCACCTTGGGCAGGGGCGAGTGCCAGAGGTCTATGATCCGGTAGTGCAGGTCGGGGGTGGCGTTCGGGTGCCGGTGGCCGAACAGCGCGGCATGCGCGAGCCGCTTGTTCCGCCCCAGCCGCAGAATCACTTCCTCGCGGGGGTCACTCATACACGTTTTTTACGTTTGCATTGAAGTACTGCCCCGCCGAGGTGGCCTCCAGTAGACCATTGTAAACAGAGGCGGGAACCCCTTGGTAGGAGTACACTTTCCCCGACTGGAACTGGATCTGGAGCGTTTCGGTCTCGATGTCGTAGGCGCAGCGCTTCAGATTGGAACTACTCAACTGTTGCCATTCCGCCATTTTGTTGCCTCTTCGGTATCGTTAAGAATTTAACAGACTTGCAATAGTGGTGATGGTTGCATATAAGGAACCCGTTAGAAGACGTTAGAAGGAGTGTTCCGTTAGTGCATTTCAACCAGAGAGGCAGTGTACATGAGTATCCGGGAACAGATCAACTTGAGTGAGAAGAACCGCGAGGCCCCGCTCACTGACGTGCTGGAGGAAGGGATTGCCTTCCAGGTCCTCCAGGGGCTGGCCCGTATCGAGAACAGACTCGCGAGCATCGAGCACCGCCTGGAGGGCGGACGGCCGCGCGGCGCTGCGGCCGAGAAGCCGAACCTGCGCAACCAGCTCATCAGCCTCCTGCAGAAGGGCTGGCTGTCCGAGGACGAGGCAATGCAGAAGACCGGCTGGCAGACCATCGGCGTGCGGTCCTTCATCACCAAGCTGCGGACACTCGGACTTGTCGTGGAGACCGAGGACCGGAACGGCGTGCCTCACTACAGGATCGCTAAGTAACCGCCGCCTGCGGGGACGGATCATTCAGGTTCAATACGTGGGTGATCCGTCCACTGGGGTCGAAGAATACCCGCCGGGTCTTGAAGCCAATCTTGATCGTCGCAACGTATCCGTCGTTGCGCGGCTTCGTCTCGATCTCGAAGTCGTTGTACCGAAAGTACTGCTCGGCCATTCGCCAGGGTGGCCGTTCGCCTATGTCGCTGGGCATGTCAGAAGGGTATCGCTTCCGGGTCGGCGGGGGAGGGCTTCGCTATGAACCCCTCTTCGACCATCTCAAAATTGTAGGCGAAGTATTCCGCCGCGACCAGCCATCTATCGGCGCGGTTCTTCGGATTGCGCGCGATCATGTCGCCAGGTTTTGGCGAACCAGCTTTGCTGTCTTCAACGGACACGCTGACGCCGCTCATATCGTCGCCCGGTGTCCAAGGACGAAGCTCTGCGATCTGCTTCCGGCGGTACTGCTGGTAATCTGACATCTTAGCCTCTCTTTGCAGGAGGGGGTGCCCGCGGTCCCTTGGGGCTGGGGGACCTTGCCAAGACCGCGGGCTTCGTCCGGGGAGGACGCGACCACTATCCTCGACCACTAACCACTTGTCAAATGAAGGCCCCCTCTGGGGAGGCACCAGAGAGGGCCACCAGTGCCTGCAACACACCGGACAGGGGTTAGCCTGCGCGGACTACTGTACGGACCTCTCTGTGCGAGGGATAGGGTATTTAATTCGGGGGGGGGGGGGGGGGGTC